ACAGCAATATTTACATTATCATTAAAAACTGCATAATGTAAGAGATATGAAATACATGTAGTAGATTTACCTGTCTGACGAGGCATCTTACATATGTTAAACCTATTCTTATGGAATCTATCAATTAATTTCTCTTGGAAATCGTACATATTAAAAGGAACTAATCCCTCATCAAGAGAAACAATTTTTATATAATTTCTAGTAAAATATATTGGGTCTTCCTTGCACTTTAAAAACTCAATAACCTGATCCTCAGTAAACTCATGAGGAGTATTGGCTTTCTTTAGATTAGGATTACCAAGATATACATTATCATTCATAATAAATCATTCCCCAAATTGTAAATCATCTCTCCAATCAAAAGTATCAGGTTTTTTCATTTTAAATAATGGACGTATTTGGTCAGGGCCAACAACATCAACAAATTCCACATATGGATTGCCATTGGCATCCTCTATGGTCACCTTATCTTGATGATCATTATTTAAATCCATTAGATTATCTTAAGATTCCTTATTATTTAGAATACCTTGCTTAAGCATTTTTGATAGGTCTGATGTAGATCCTACAAATACTGCATTATTAGTGACTTGACTTGGACCTTTTGCCTTTTCTTCATCAACTTCTTTTACCTTTTTCTGAAGTTCCATTAACTTATCAGTAGTATCAGCAACTGACTTAATAATCTGTCCTGCAACTTCATATGCTCTTGGACTTGCACTTTCACCTGCTAACTCCATAATACCATTAAGTGATTCTTGTCCCTTCTCTATTAATGAATAAAGATTGGCACGAGTATAATCATAATCTTTTTCTATATCATTAGTCGCATCTTTTAATCTATCTTTTCTCCTAATACAACCTCCTTCTGGAGTATTGCTTACTTCTATACTATTAGTATTAAGTGCTTCATCAATAGAATCATAACTACTTGACATGATCAAATATCCTCTTGTCTTGTTGGACTATAAGTTTGATCTGCCTTTAATGAATCAGATGCAGCTGAAACATCCTGCCAACTTTCAGTAAATCCAAAGTCATCAGCAGGCCCTGCATCTGCAGGATTAGGTGTTGCTGTATATCTCATTTCACGTTTAGCAGTCTTGGTATTAGTATCTGCATATAGATCAGTCTGAACTTTCTTAATAAGTCCACTGGTGGTATCAGCAACAGGACCGAATAGATAAGTTTTAGCAGTAAATGATATTGTGTATATTAAAGCTCTTCTTGTAGAAAAATCTCCTTCATAATCATCCTGAAAAGATATGTTATCAAGAATAATAGGAATATCTCTTTTCTCACCTATAGAACTTACTAAATCTACAGTTAAATTAAATGACGGTTGAAAATATGGTAATATCTGTTCTACAATTTGTAAAGCATCATCATTTAATTTAGTAAAAATATTTAATTCAAATCCAATATTATATGGAACTGGCATATATACTTTCTTTAAATTCGTTCCATCAGATGTTTTAAAAGTTTGAGTCACTCCAACTTTTCTAGAAGCATCATAGGCAACATTATTCATCTCAAATGACATTCTGGGAAGTGTTATTTGAATGGGTTTATTTAAATCTGCCTGTTGCTCTAGTCTAGCAAGAAATTTTTGTGAAGGTCCATACGATAATGGAACTCTAAAATCACTAAATGCTGAACCATCTTGTTCTTTATGCTTTATATTAATACCATTAAAAATAGTACCAAAAGAAATAATGGTTTTTCTAATTATCTCATGATAATAATAAGTTCCTAACATTATACACCACCAAATGGATTTGATTCACTGAAATCAAGAATAAGATCTGCCTCAGTCTCTATATCAGTATTCTGATCATATTTATCTAAATTCTCACCTTCTGGAACAGATTCTATACTATACTTAGCAGAAGATGCAGATCCAACAAGGGTTTCTCCTCTTTGGAATACCCCACTTTCATTACCAACTACAAGTACCCTAGTATCAATATCCCAACTCTTGACTCTACCAGTTGTTCCACTATATCCACCAGTAACAATCTCATTATATTGATATGTACCAACTCCAGTAACAGAATCTGAAGCACTAAACGATACGGTAGAAGTTCCTGCAGTATATCCAATACCTGCATCAATCAGAAGAACTGAAGTAAGAATTCCACTACTATTAATATATGCGGTACCCGATGCACTAAATGAGCCAGCACCACCACTAGGAGTACCAAAGCTAACTGAAGGAGCAAAACTATATCCAGCACCAACCGTAGTAAATCCAACAGTTGCAATACCAACTCCACTAGTAACTATAGATGCAGTTGCTGCAGCTCCAACTCCATGATAAGTTGTAACTCCATTAGTTGCAGTTGTTGCAGCACTAACAATATTGACGGTTGGTACAGTCGTATATCCAGAACCAACATGGGTAAGTAATAATTCCTTAACTGAATAAACATTATTTACTGATGTAGTTATAGCAACAGCTCTTGCATGATCTCCTGATGGGGAATTTGATATTGCAACTGTTGGATTCTTAGTATATCCATAACCATCATTATTAAGCCAAAGTTTTCGTACATATCCAGAATCAGCCCCAGTTGTAGTGGCAGTTCCTACTGCTGTAGTTCCTACAGAAAATAGAACTAGATTAGTTGCAAATCCTTGATCTTCAATGGTTTCATCAATCTCAGAAATACTAGTATCAATAACCTCATCCTCATACTCAAATAATTCACATTGCAATTGATATACATAATTCTTACCTAATTGATAAAAAGGTTTCTCATGTTCTACAAATTTAACTTCAAATAATCTTTGACCTAAAGGAAAATATACTAAATCTCCTTCCTCAGGTCTTGTAGCAACTGTAATTTCACTATCACCTGACATAAATGGTGCAATAAAATCTTCAAATCTTTCCTTTGATATAGTCAAGAGTAATTCATCTTTTAAACTAACTCCAAATTTAGTCATTATATCACCTTGACCATCATATCCTTCGTAAGTATTCACATAGGCTTCCAATAGATAATTATCATCAAACCTTGATGCTGTTACTTCTCTAAAAATAGTTTTTTTGTTTACGACCTTTCTGGGTATATAAGTTACTTCGACACCATAAATTGTCAACTGTTCATTAATAATATCCTGAACAAGTCTTTGTTCACTTTGTGAACCCTGAAGAAAAAAGGGATTTAATGCCATTATCCTATTGCATCAAGAGGTGGTAATTCATATTCACTACTCATCTTCTCCTTAATATATTCTAATTCTCTTACAGCATCATCATATATTTCTCTTCCATTTAATTCTAATCCACCAGGAAGTTTAACTCCTTTAAATTTAATTAAATTTTGTCCCCATTGACGTTTAATTATTGCAGTCAAATATAATTTAATAAACCTATCATTATATACCTTTACATAATCCTCAGGATCTAATGCTCTCCAACAATCAAGAACAAAGTACGTACCAGCAGTTTGAGCTCCCCAATCAATATCCAAATACAATCTATCCTGTCTCTGATTAAATCTTATCTGCTTATCTGTAGTTAAAAGAAAATCAATATCCTCAAGATATGTTTTAACCATAGAATATTGGAGCAATTCAATTGAATTAAATTGATATAAATCATTCAGGAATAATTGATATTTAATACTAAACATTCCACCAGAAATTGAACTAGTATCAAACTTAAATATTTTTTCTACACCAATTACAGAATCAGGAATTTGAAGAAAATTAGAATTTTCATACCACGTAGATGTAATAGCTCCTGTAGTTGTTCCAATTCCACTAACAGCAGTTGATTCTGCAGTAGTAGTTACAATACCTACTCCAGAGGTACCAGATGCCTTTCCTCTATCAATATCATCTTGAGTAACCTCATGCTTTAAATACATCCTCTCAACACCGTCATAATGACGTTCATTAAAGAGTTGAAGGGCATCATCAACCAAATCATCTAATTGATCATCAGCAACGTTTATTTCCAATACAGGAGCACCCAATTGCCTTAGGCAATAATCAATTAATCCTTGTTTAGAAGTTGGTTTAGCCATCAGTAAGATCCTCCATCTATTAATCCAGCAGTTAAGGTTCCAGTAACATTAGCAGTAGCAGCAG